TTCCGACACCTGAAAGTCAGGTGTATCAAGGCTTTCGTCTTAAAACTCTATTTCGATCAACTCGCCAAGACTTTTGCATCCAAAATATTCGCACAGCACAAGCAAAGTTCTTTGATCAAATCGATCAATGTGATTCCTGTAAAGCTTGCTGATCGTCGTCGGACTTAAGCCCGTTTCCTCAGCCAATCGTTTTTGGCTGATTCCTTTTTTTGCCGTTAATTCCGGAAGCTTGCAGATTAACTTCATGTTTCAATCCTATTATCCTACTATTTACAGGATAACAGGTAACTGTCAAGTTATATTAGTTCACCAAAAATAGTAAAATCTTCCTACTCTTCATTCCCAAAGCCTATGATTCCCACAATCGGCTTAATGCTCGGAACCTAAAAAAGCTAACGAAAGAATTAGGGACAGGAGCAAGCTTACTAGGAATTATTATTAATAAGCGAGATATGGTGCGGCGAATTTTTTCGAGCTAAAACCATGAAAAGCTTATGATATATAGATTCAGCCTTCTTGTCCCCCTGTCAGTTAAAAATCCCTTGCTGATATTCAAGGATTTGATAATTCTCTTAATTGGAATTTTACTTGATTAATGTGGGGTCTAGGAGTCGAACCTAGTGTTTTAGGCTTATGAGGCCTATGTGGAAACCATTTCACTCACCCCGCTTTGCCAGTATATCACACTTTCAATCAATCCAATAGACAATTTCGTTAGGCTGTATCTCGTACCTATCACAGATTGTTTCTAAGACAGTGATAGATGGTAAGTGATTAGGATTCTGAGATAGCTTGTATCCCGTGGACATCGCAATCCCTGTTTGCTGAACGAATTTATAGATTGTGATGCCTCTAGATTCTGTAAATTCCTTGACTCTGTTTTTTAGTACCATTGTATTAGTTTTGTGTCTCTATAATTTATTATAACTTTTTTTGGAATAAGGCTTGACAATATTACTGACTTTACGGTAATATACAGATATAAAGAAAGACGACCACTCCCAACTCCAAATTAGTGTGATCGCCTTTCCGTCAACCCTTATCAGGTCAAAAGCCATGTTAGCATCCAATTCTCTTTCTGTCAAATCTAATTGCGTCCCCGTTATGTCTGGCAATTTCACTATGATTGCCAGAGGTCAAAAGCACCATGTCTCCTTAGAAGTGTGGGGAGAAGGACAGATTACCACTCTCCGAGTTATTTGTCAGCAAACTGGTAAAGAATGGTTTTTCGATACCTTTAATGGTAAGTTAAGCCGTGGTTTCAGTCCTGACGGAAAACTCCCCAACCGCGAATTACCTGAGATTAAATTTCAACCCGTCAAAAAATCTTTTGTTATTTCCCCTACGATGGGATTCGTGGCTTGTGGCGGACGCTACTATGAGATTCCTAGTAACGAACCTACAGACGATTTTATTTATGATGATACTGAGCCGTCGGATTTAAGTCGGTACAGCGAACCAATGACCGACCCGATGACATGGCAAGAGTTTTAATATACCAGTTATCAGTTGTCAGCTAACAATTATTTAGGAGTCAAAAAAAATGAAGGGTATTCGCATTGAAGGTTTTTCTCCGAGGTCAGGCGACAAAATTGCTGTTATTGTCAGTACGAAATACATACTATGTGTTTTAGATACTTACGAGAATTTATTACCTTGTCCGCAAATTGAAAACACTGAACAATATATTGTAATATTCGACGATCCAATTGCATCATATTCAGTCATTACAACACTTGAATTATCGCCAGGTCTAAAAGAATGGATTGATGAGCAGATCGGTGGTCGAGTTTGGAATGGGTACGGCAATGAGTGTGATATTCCTGACTAAATATCAGTTATCAGTTATCAGTTGTCAGTAAAAACTATTAGAAGTAAACAATGATCATCAACGCAACCCCTCACACTATCACCCTTGTTTCTAAACAAGGGATAGAACAGGATAGCAAGAAACAATTTCTTGCTGAAACTGTTGAAGTTATCAAAAGTATCCCCTCGTCGGGGATACTTCCCCGTGTTTCTATGAGCAATTCCCCCGCAGGGGAAATTGACAGGATTCCTATTGAATCCGTCATTTATGGGGAGATCGAGGGACTCCCTGAGTATCAGGAGGAGGTGTACTATATTGTCTCAGGATTAGTGGCTACCGCTGCCGCTAAGATAGGACGCACGGACTGTCTTGCGCCCGGCGCATTAGTCCGAGACAAAAATAATCCAAGCTTAATTTTAGGTTGTCTGTTCTTACAAAAGCCTTAGATTAGCAAGTAGTACAAACGTTCAAAAAAGATTCTCCCACCCACTTGACTTTATTGGGAGAATGATCCACAATAGGAAGTAACCAAAACACACAAGGATTAAAACAATGAAATCTCAAATCACTCTCGCAGACATCCCCTTTGACACTGAGGACGAAAGTCTGTTGTTTAAAAGCAAAGTGATCGCGGTACAAGGAGAAGGAGAGTGTTGTTTCTGGTACGATGACGGGTTTGAACCCCGCCTCGTCCCTTTGCCCACTGCCAGTTGGGCGGAGATTTCTGTTACGGCAGAAATGGCTCAGACATACGGCGATTACGCCGGTTTATATTTACCGAGCGAGGAAATGACTACAGACGGAAGTCTGTGGGCAGATGCTTGGGGAATTGATTTTAGTTCCCTAGCTTACTCAGTAGGCTTTGGAGATGATGAAATCAACCAGATAATTAATGATTATCTGGACTCTTTAGAAGCTTCTAAAGAGTCTTCTAAAAAGGCGAAAGAGGCAAAACAAGCCGAAAAAGAAAAAGCGGCAACAGCAAAACAAGCTGAAGAGGCGCGGGAAAAAGAATGGAATAGCTACCTGTCAATCAAAGACAGGTTAAAAAAACACAACCTTTATGAAAATAGCGATTACTATGTCGTGACACACGGCATAGTAATCGATGAAAAAACTGAAAAGTTTTATTCCGAAGGATCAGATACTCTATCATCTGACGGCATGGGATCTCGATCCTATGGCGGTTATGTGACCGTTCGGGTCGTAACCTATCAGCTTCCCAGTGGGGAAGCCAAAACATTAAGAAACCCTCCAAAACCCAGATCGGAAAAAGAGTGGGTGTTAAATCACAGTTCTGGGTACTGGACCAAAAGAAAATGGGATATAGAAAATCCTAAAGTAGCAGTTTCCGAACCCGAACCTGCTCCTAAAGTTTCGGAAAATCAAAAATTAATTGAAGATTTTGGGGCTAAATTCCCCCAACTTGTCGAAGAATCCCTGTCTCTAGGGATTCAAATAAGACTTACAAGTGGCGAAGAAAGACGGGTAGTAGTCCGTAGCCGCGATTTAAGGAATGGTTACGAATCCTTTCCGAAGGATGCTACCGAACTGCATCAAGCAGTAATCGAAGCCATAGCCTTTAAGTCTCGCAAAAACGAGCTAGAAGCCTTGGAAAAGGCTAGAGAAGAGCAGATTACTGCTCAACAGAAGGAATCTCAACTTCCTTATAAGACAGCCTGCGAAAAAGCAGGGTACAAGGTGGAGTGGAACCAGGAATCCTATCTTGCCAAGGTCGGTAAAAGATGGACAGATTGCCGGACTGTCTGCCGGCAAAAAAACCTGCCAGTTGAGTTTAACAAAAAGCCTAAACTCATTCTCAAAAAATAGCATCAGTTGTCAGTTATCAGTTGTCAGTAAAAACCACTAAGAGTTAAGTATCATGACACAGCAACAAAATTCTAACTGGAAAGATGAATCTGAGAAAATTGAAGCGGATATGTGGGCAATTAATCAAGGAATTGACGGTGAGATGATTCATTGGATATGGGAAAAAGCAGGCAGTAAAGCTGAATTTTACGATCTTTGCCATAAAGAATTAAATTACCGTCCTGTATGTAATTACACGGAAGAAGAACTAGGAAATTATCTGCTCAATCATTAGTTATCAGTAAACAAATTATTTAGGAGTAAAAACCATGACAATGATGGATATAGGGCAATTCCCTAAAATTGATTCAAACCCGCAAGACTTTAAGTTAAAGTGGTACGAAACAAAGTTATTCCCGTTTCGATATTCGGAAGGCATTCACTATTTTATTCAAAAGGATCAAGAATGGATAATCGACGAAATTGCTAAATGGGTAAAGAAGGAAGAACATAAAGAAGACTTTCCCTCAGTTATTGACTGGAAGTTAAAACTAACTTATCAAAGCTTTAGAGATTCTTGGGGACATATAGCTATGCTAACCTGCGATAGTTTTAGATTGGCTCAAAAAACCAACATTGAATTATATTACGACGGTGATCGCATAGACGAAGTAAGCTTTTGCTTACTTACTAATCCCGATCCTTCTGGAATGATGTTAATGCTTGAAGAAGAATGGATATATTTACTTAGTATTGCATCAAGATTATTTACTTAGTTTCGATCAGTTATCAGTTATCAGTAAAAAAATTGAAAGCATTAAAATTGTGATGGCAAATGCAAGATACTGCTCATATAATAGTTCATGGTAAAATAATTAAAGTTTTGCGTCAGTCCGTAAAATATGGTGTTCAACTAAAATTGAGAGAATCAGGACAACTAGGAACATTTTTAAGCGATGAAAGCGCATATTTAGGATTAGATGAAGAATTGGCTAAAACCCGTTTAAATGAATTACTTGAAGGAAAAGTTATCTATTTGTAAGTTATCAGTCAATAAACATCAACCAAATAAAAAATGAAACCTCTGTATAAATTAGGCAAATATCACAATCTAGACAAGCTAAACAAGATAGTAGAATTGAGCAGTTCTACTACCTTTTCTGCAAGAGCAAAACACAATTGGGTTAACAATCCTTTTTCAGAGTTGTTTGATCCTTATTCTCTATGGTGGACATTGGGGCTAGAATGGCACACTGACGACATTGACGAAGATAAAAAATATTCAATTATTTTAGTTGTTGAGAGTGACAACTATGAACTCTACTCTTCTACAGTAAACAATGATACCTTAGAAAAACTCTTGAAAAATTATACTCCCTTTAAAAGTATGGATGATCAAATAAACTCTTTATTAGTCCAAAGAAAAGATACTCAAAAATTAGTCTTAAAAACGGGAGATATTTTACTACTGGACATATCCTGCTACCATAAGCTGGAAAACACAAAAAAAACAGAAGACCCTTTTATGTTTATTAGCTTAGATATTGACTTTATTCCAAGAGTCAAGGAAGCTATTAAAGTTGTTAATTATTTTGTTCACGATTTTTTTGTAATCAATGAGGAGTAAAACAATGGAAGAATATATGGAAGAAATCGAAGAAACAATGGAAGAAGAAATTGAAGAATGTATGTCTCCAGCCCATCATTTTTGGCTTTGCTGGTATCAATTATCTCTTCTAGAGAAAAAGGTCTGTTTTTATTTTCTTTGTGGGTTTGATAACAAAGAAATTGCTAAAAAACTTTTACTAAAAACTGAAATAGTAAATGATTATACGACGGTAATTTTAAAAAAATTTAATATTTTGACTCAACCTAAGTTTATGTTCTTTTTCTATCAGCATACGGGATGGGATATAGCCAAAGACATGATTGACGATGACGAAGAAGAACAATGCGCTTTATGGGGTGTTCAAAAATGTCTAATTCCGCCTGGAATATGGTAAAATATGTAGTTTAACGAAAATCTATGACTAATACTATTGAAAATAAATACACGCCAGATTTTGTTTCTCCGCCAGGAGAAACCCTTGCTAAAATCTTGAGAGAGAGAGAAATAACTAGAGCTGAGTTTGCTAGTCGCATGAAGTTGCCGAAAAAAACTATTAATCAACTCATAAAAGGTAAAGCAGAAATTACTGTTTGTATTGCTTATAAAATGGAATTAGCTTTAGGCGTACCTTCTGCTCGTTTCTGGATAGAGCGTGAAAGACTTTATCGAGAGTCTCTGGTAAATCAAATTGATTAGAATAGTTGTAAAAATATTAACGAGGATTTATGAATTTGTACCTAGTTAAAGATTCGGTTACATCATTTGGTCTTCTTATTGCAGCAGAATCAGAAACAGAGGCTATCTGGCATTGGTGCAATTATTTTAATAGCAATAATGACAATCCAATCGAAATAGAGCGTATTAACATTAATACTTCTGGTATCGTTTGGGAATGTGGATAAACTACTACTAACCCCTAAAACCGCTCCTAAACCGATTAACAGGAGCAGAAGTAATAATCGTGCTAATAACCTTTTCATGTCCCTGAAACTCATTTTCAAGGGAATAAAATGCTCCCGATAGGCTATCTACAATGTCATTAGTCGGAGGTGTTTTCTTGCTACCATCAAAACCCTGGCAGGCATTTAAGAACCGAGTGTTCCATGTCCCATCTCTTAAGATAAAGATTTGTCCCCGACTAGCTGCCGTGGCTACTGGTAAAGCTCGTGTTAGCTTATCCCCTTGAGGTGCTATCGCTCTAATATCATGATTCGGATGATTTTCTCTAATTACATTAGTAATGGTATTTTCAAAAAATTTACCGCTCGATCCCCCTTCTTGTTCCCATCTTACAGCTACAGTTTTCCCATCCAGTTCAGCAGTATTTTTAAGCATTAATTCCACTTCCCCGACCTTTTTCTGCTCACAGATATTATCGGCAATCACATAAGCAAATTCCTTAATCTCAGTTGAATCTGGCAGTGTGTTTTTAATTCTTTGGTATTTATAGACAAGAGTGCCACTTGTATAACAATGATAGTTCTCAGCATTCTCTTTAGCAGTTGCCGCTAAATCCCAGAATCTTACTTTACCTATTAACTTCCAATCATCGGGTATTTTATCGAGAATCTCAAACCAAGTCCGATCAAATACCGTACCAGCTTCATATTTAACTTTCCAGTTACCCCTGAGAAGTCTTTCCCGCTCAATAGGATGTAAAGCGTAAAGGTTAGCCAAATAGGTAGGGTTAACCCTAATTAAAGCTGGATTATCAAAAATCGTAGCTGGAATAAAAGTAAAGCTTTTAATCAGATTATCTGGTGTAATATTAATATCTGTATTTGATAAAAACTTTTCTCTTTTATCTTTAGGAATAAGGTCAAAAAGTTCATCTTTAAGACTAAATTTATCGATTAGTTCTTCTTTAGTATCAGCCCAGTGGATTATGTTTTCTCGTCTAATAAAATATTTAACTATTCCCCCTCTTTCTTCAATAGCATACCCAGTCTTAGGGTCGATCCACCAAGAGATAAAATTAGCTACCCAAGAGTCAGCATCGGGGTTACAGGTTGCTCTAACTGCGGGTTTAATTCCCGATACTGAACGGTTTCTAGAGAGAAGATAGAAAAATTGTTCTTCTGTAAAATGGGTTAATTCATCAAAACCTATCCTTGCAATTTGTCCCCCTTGATAAACATAGACAGTTTTTTCGTATTGTAAATGTCTAAAAGATATTTTCGATCCAAATGGAAATCGCCACCCTGGAGGCTTTTCAATAAAATTACCTTTCACTGCTTGATAGATTTTTTGGCTTTCATCTATTAGTCCACCTGCTTGAGTAAATTCAGGATACGTCCGACGAAATATAACAGCCCGATAGTCAGGATTGCTAATAAATTCTTGACGGGCAAAATCAATTAATAGCCCGGCACTATTATGCGTAACTATATAATCATCTGTTAAATAAAGATGATTTGGATT